GACAATCAAGTGCATGTGCAGTTTCTACTATGCTTGTAAAGTTATCTGATTCAAGTAAGTGGTTATATAAATCATCAGGGTGCTGTCTTGACCCAATTACAATAACAGCTGTATGTTCCTCTTTACGACTTGATAATGTTGTTGTCCACCATTGTCTTGTACTTTCTCTAGCACCAGGTTGCATAGTAGTTTGGTGGTCTTCAATGTCGTCTGCAATAATTATGTCACAGTCACGTGATAGAATTTTACCGCCCTTACCTACAGCTACCATAGTAGGTGACTTAATACCTGCTACTGTTCTTGTACCTACAGTAAATTGATTCTGTGACCAGTTTTTACCTGACCTGTTATCTGGTTTAAAAGATTGTCCAGGTGCACAAAAGTCTTCTCTAAGTTCTTCATTAGTATCTAATACATCAAGTACAGCAGACAATGCGTTTTTAGCTATGTCTTCGTTACCACCTACCCACATAATACGTACGTTAGGGTTTTTACATATCTGATACACAGCAAAGTGTATTAATAATTCTGTTTTTCCGTGTCGTGGGGGTGACAGTATTAATAATTCTTTACCGTTATCTATACTATCTATAATATTATTTATCCAGTTAGTATGAAAATCTGCGGTGTCATAGTGTTTTCCTAGCTCTGTTCTAAAGTATTTGTGTCGGAAGCTCGAAAAATTTTCTAATGCTGCTTCTGCATCTGCTGATAGTTCCCACTCTGCTGCTGCTATTTCGTTCCTACTATCTATTTTGTAGGCAGCAAGCATGCGACTAACAGTAGCAGGAGTGCAACCAAGGAGGGAAGCCGCATCTGCTACTGTCATGTCGCCAGTTGCAACTTCTTCGGCTATACCTTCGCTTACGAAAGCTCGGTAATACTGTCCTCTGCGTACAGATGCGTAATCGCCTGTATCTGCATTATACTCTTTATTTATGGGCTTGGTGTCCACTTTGTCATTATGTCGCTTGTCACGTGCAAATTGACGCTTCTGGCATGTACCTGAGCAGAATTTTGTTTGTCTACCCTTTAATTTTTTTCTGCAACCCTCTGCTATACAGATAACATTGTTTGACACTATTAACTAACTTTCTGTAGATGTTTGTATAGTGAGAATTATATGCTATAGTCACATTAAATACAAACACTAAACCATAGTATTTTGTTACAGGTAAAGTGGTGACCGGGACACCGAAAGCTGCTCACTGAGTAATCAGTACACTAGAAAGACAAAGGCAGTACCCAAGGACATTAAAAAAGGTTAAGTCAGGAGCACTACATACTATGCCCGCTCCTGCCCAGAAAGGCAACTACTATAAGGCTTTTATCTGTACAAAAGATTACCAAGATATTTTATAGACCTTACGTTAATAAATAGAACACCTTAGATTAACATTAGGTAGTCAAACTATACAGAAGTAAGCATAATTACTGCATACCTATACAGAATTTTATTCTGTATGCAGTATTATGCTTTCTAGTTCTGTAGTTTGACTCAGAATGCAGGCATTCTGTAGTTAAATGCAATACCCTACTGTATACTTTAATTCATTGATATCTGCATTTAACTTACCTATGTTAATCTGGATAGCTTATCATCTTTAGTATGTTTGTTAGGTGTCCGACAAGTTGTATCTACTGCTTGCTTCAATGCTTCCGACACAATAAATTATCATACTCTTACGTCTTTCTATAGTTCTTTAGAAATTCTTTATGAATTTCTCTAAAGAACAGAAAGGACAGTAAGAGATATGATTAATTGTTTATTGTGCGGTGAAGCATTTAAAAGCAAGGGCAGTAGAATACATGACTTGTCATGGGACACTGCTAACAATACATACAAGAAAGATGACAAAGGTATGCCAAAAACATACGCTTTGGCTATCCATAGAAACTGTTATTGGGATAAATACAATGCAGACAAAGAAAGTGTAGCACAATAGTGCTACCTTTCTTCTGCATAAGGAAGTATTGTTATGTCCAATAATGGCGTAAATATTGTATATTGTGGTTATTGTCAGAACGAAGTAATGAGTGATGACAGATACCCAATATACTTAAGAAGTAAAGGTGTGTCTATACCCGCATACTTACACAGAGAATGTGGAACTAAAATAGATAACTTAGGCGAAAATGTATGGCATTTTCACAAGTTATCTTGGACATATCAAAAGAAACAAAACAAACAGAAAACATTATTCTAGAAAGGAATGATATGCAATATATTGACGTTCAAGAAGTGAACAAAGCATTGGAAACTATTGGTAGATACATAACAGGCGAAACTATGTCTGTTATTGAACGTGCCTTGGAACAAGGTGTTCAAGACCACTACGATAATGAGATACAAAAAGTAGTGGACAGGGATACTCAGGCACTAAATATAACTAAGGTAAACTTAGAAGCTTTTGATGAAAGCCCATTCTAAAGTTACGCACAATATGATATGTGTCGGCATGATATGTCGGCACATTATCATTATATCTTTTTATTTTTCTTTACGAAAAATATAAAAAGATGTTATTAAAGAAAGGAATTATTATGAATACTTGTATGAAATGTGATAAACAAAGTCATTATATGATAGATATATATAATCAAAATAACTTTCCAACAAACTTATGTAATAAACATACAAATTTTAAACCTAATAAATTGTTTGTATGGTTAAACCATAAGTATCACATACATTATGTGCATCCAAAAACATATATGAGAATACATAGTATCTCATATAAACAAGCCAAACTTAAATACTATAAGTTAAAACATTGGCAACAAATTAATTTTAATTGGTAATCAATTAAAGAAATGTGTTTTTTTATTTTTCTTTATGAAAAATATAAAAAAACTTTATATTTAGAAAGGAATATATGACTACAGAATATAAACCAGTTGACTGCGGTGTATGTCACACATCAATAGAAGCATGGCGTGATAGAACGTGGGCAACAGTCCCAATAGATGGCAACTTGGAAAAGATACCATTTTATTTACACATTAATTGTGTAAGAGAATTACATAGAAAATCTGCAGACTATGTAAAGAAAGAAACTAATGCAGAGAACAATACTACAGATACGAAAGGAACTGTATCAACTACTGCACCGGTAGAGGATACTGTATCTGTATAACACAATCGGTGTATAGCTTGCAGTCTATAGATTACTATGGACTGCTGGGTATATTATACCATAAAGAAAGGAATAAAATGCGACAATATACAGACAGTGCAGATGCTATCAAAGCATATGCAGAGGAAGTTAACTTTGACTTTACAAATGTAAAGGTTGAGGAACTAACCGAAGGCGAAAACAATGAACGTGGTGGATTAAAACTTGCGTTTCAAAATTACACAGGTGACGACATGGAAGTAACCATTATACATACATGGCTTGATACATTCAGTGTAAACTTTTGGACTGAGGCTAAAGGTAATGATACAATAACTGATATTTATTTTCCAGAATTGCTAGACTTATTTAAAGGACTAAAAGTTGCATTGACTGGTGTATCACAAGATGAATGGAATAGAATTCTAAATCACCAAAGTCAATATGATATTGATTTAGCTATTGATGAAGATTACATGAACACACGTAAGCAAGTATCTATTGTTGATGGCGAACTAGAAATATTGGAGGAAGAATGAGTAAATATAAAATATATTTTATAGGCGAACGTACATACAAAGCTTATGATGAGAACGAAGCTATACGTATGGCGGAACAACACTTAGAACTTATACCAAAACAATTTAATATGGATATATCTGGAGTACGTAATGAAGACTAATGAAGAACATCCAATGTATCCAAGCTATATATATTGGAAAGAAAATGAACATAAAATTAAAGATAGAATTAAACAGACATTTGAATTGGATTATGATTTAAAATGAGTAGTCCTACAGGGCAACCATATCCACAGTGTTATCAATGTCTACAATACACTGAGTATCCATTAGCAGAAGACGAATTATGCTATACGTGTTCACCGGTATTGTAGTACATAGGTGGCGTTCTTTTCTTTTTCTTTATGGAAAATAGAAAAGAACTTATTATTAATTAAGAAAGGGAATATATGGATATTGATGACAAGCTAGATAATCTAACTACTACACAGTTACGTACTGTTATTAAGTGGACACTAGCTGATACAAAAAATGCAGCCACAAATTATCAAGGTCTTGATGAGCGAGTTAAAGGATGGTGTGCAATGTTAAATGAAGCTATTATATATCAAATAGAAAAAGCTGTATTAAGTAATACAAGAAAGGAAGAACAGTGACTGATAAAGAATTGCTAGATAAATTAGACCAATTATCTATGCGTATAAATACATTAGCTGATATGCAGTTATTAGTTATGGAAGAAATGGGTGATAGAAATCCAATGTTTCAAATGAAAGCTATTGCAACTATATTATCGTACGATGAAATCAGACATGATTTTACTGAGTTCATTAACACTTCAGAAGATATATCAGATAAGATGAAAGTATTTATGCAAGATATAAATGAAATGATATTAGATAAGAAAAGGGAGGAAGAATAATGCCAAACATATGTAGAAATAATGCGTTGATTACAGGTAATTTAGCTGATGTTTCTAAGTTTATGGATACTATTACAAAGTACGATGAACAAGATATTATTTATGATTTTACTCAATGTAATCCTATACCAAAAGAACTAGATAATGTACATCAAGGTGCAATAACTATTGATGGTGTTAGATGTGACGCATGGTATGAAGATGAAGATGGTACAACTAGACCAATGCTTGACATGACTAAAGCAGAACTTATAGAAAAGTATGGTACATACGAACCAATTGACTGGCAGTATGACTACTGGGGTACTAAATGGGGTGACATGTCAACAGAATTAGTATCAGATAGAACAACTGATGGTAAAAGAACTGTGCATTTTTGGTTTGAATCTGCATGGGGACAACCATATATGTTACTGCATGACATAGCAACAAAATATAATTTAACTATAACTAATACATTTGTAGTTGAATTTGAAGAAGAAGAAACTGTAACTACTTATCCCATAAAGAATGCTGAAGAAATTTTTAATGGTGTTAGAAAAGATAATGCTAACATGCGTATGAAAATAAGAAGTTCTTAAATGGCTGAACATACAGAAAACTTAATAGTTCAATATGGACATTGTGGTGTATGTTTACAAAATAAACCACCACATTATAGTCCAATGGAATGGCAAGACATATCAGTAGGATTAACAAAAGATATGCAACATATACAAATATGGTGTAACAGACACAGTATAGAAGTTGCATTACTATCTTTATCTAGTCCTGTTGCACCTGATATGCAGTGTGATTGTGAGGAGCACGATGAGTGAAGTATATCAATACGTAGATGAAACTGGTAAACAAGATGAAAATTGTTTGACAGTAGATTTTTACTTTGATACAAATACAGACTTAAGACAAGCAGAAAAAACTATTGATAAGATAATAGAATATTCAGACAATAAATTTGATAATTTAGTATCACATAGACCTGTTATATTTGTAGTATCAAGGTACAGTTCAATCGCAGAAACCCTGTAATTGAAACGCATAGCTGTTTGTGCTGTTGGCTTCCCCTTTGTCAACCGATAGACCATAGTACAAATAGCTTGATACTTATGGATGTTTTAGAAAATAATAAATAAATATCTACAACTACAATCTGTAAGTATCAAGCTAGTTATGTGTATTCATGCCCAGTTTACAAAACATAATTGGCGACTATATGTATGCGTGCCTTTCTCTTTATGAGCTAAAGGCACACATACTATAAAAAAGAAAGGAGATATATGCCTATAGAAGGTGA